ATGTCTTACAAATTTTTACTTTTCGACCTCGACCATACTCTGCTGGATTTTGATTTGGCGGAGGATGTGGCTCTAAGACTCTTGCTGGAAGATGCAGGAGTTGAGGATATAAAGGCTTATCAGGACTACTATATTCCTATGAACAAGGCACTTTGGGAAGATTTGGCGCTAGGGAAAATTTCCAAAGCTGACTTGATTTCGAGTCGTTTTGCCGAGTTGTTTGCTCATTTTGGCCAAGAAGTGGACGGGAATCTATTTGCTGAGAAATACCAAGAATTTCTTAGTCAACAAGGACAGGTCTATGCTGGGGCCAAAGAACTCTTGGAGCAGTTAAAGAAGTCTGATTACCGCATGCTAGCAGCTACTAATGGGGTCACCTACATTCAGAAAGGTCGTCTGGCCCAGTCTGGTATCTCCTCGTTCTTTGAAAAAATCTTTATCTCGGATGAGATGGGCTATCACAAGCCGGAAAAAGAATTTTATGATTTCATTGAGAAGGCGGTAGACGGCTTAAATACTCTTTATATATCAAGGGTTTTGAGCTGTTCGCCCCAAATTCGCCCCAAATTATGACGCTAGAAAAATACTTTTGATTTTCTCAAAGTTTCTCTCAGCTAGTGCCTCCATTTGGTGTGAATAAACTTTCAGAGTAATATCTGGACTTTCATGACCAAGAAGCTTGGAGATGGTCACAATGTCAACACCATTCAAAATCAAAAATGATGCGTATGTGTGCCTCAGAGTATGGTTTCTGACGGGTCTGCCTATAATCTTTTTAATTAGCTTATTACATGCTGAATTAGATACACCAAAACAGATTCTATTCTTGATATTTGCTTGCCAATAGTTTTGTCTATACACATATAAGATTTCTATTGTTTTTCTATCAATAGGAACTTTTCTTTCTGATGGATCATTCTTCAAGTTACAAAAATCTTGAGTTTTTGAGTAATCAAAAGCTTTATTGATATCCAGTATGCTATTTTTAAAGTCAACATCATTCCAGGTTAGCCCCATGACCTCAGAGAATCGCAAACCAGTGACGGAAAGAAGGTAGAGGGTGAAATAGGATACATACTGGATATTCTCTCTTGTGAGGGCTAAGAGAGCCTTATACTCAGTTTCTTCTAAGAAGTCATTCTCCTCAGCTCTTGATTCAATTTGTGATTTAACCTTTGCATCATCAGCAAAGTTAAAATGAATGACTTGTTCCCTCACAGCTACTTTCATAGCTCCCTTAATTTGGTAGTGGAATTTCTCAAGAGTTTCTTGAGCATATTTTTCACCAAATTCATTCAGCCTTTTTTGATAATAGAGCGGTGTTATATCCTTAACCTTTATATCTTTGAAATAGGTTTTGATGTGTCTAAAATTCTTTGTGTATGTTTCCCAGGTCTTATCCTTGACATAAGGTCGCTTATAGACTTCTGACCAAGTCTTGACAAAATCATATAGAGTAACTTCTCCATCTGTCAGGATATTTTGAGATAGTTTTTTCTCAATTTCCCTAGCAGCTGCCTGAGCAAGTTTCTTAGTTTTAAAACCGCTCTTTGATTTCTGCTTATATTTTCCAGATACATCTTTGTAGGAAATGCGGTATTCCCAACCGTTCTCCCTTTTGCGATAATATGCCATTTGTTTTTACCTCATTTTTTTGCTAAAATGGGTATAAGAAAAGACTTCAAAAGATAGTGTCTTTTGAAAAGATTTCTTATACTGTCCGCCTTACGCTCTCCTCTACCAAAATTTGAGCGTAGGGCTTTTTATTTTATTCAAACTCTAATTCATCTACACTTTCAGAAAAACTATCAAGAATTTCGTGCTCATTCATGAACTGAATCCAGTCGTCAATTTCTTCTTGATGAACGAATCGTTTCTTAAATTTTCCGTTAGCCTTGATTTTTTCATAGATATTTTTGATTATACCAGTCCACATTTTTTCAGCTTCACGTTCGATTTTCTCGTCACTCCAACGTTTACTAGCCGGAGTTCGTCGAGCGTTTTTTGTATTTTGATAATCTATAGCTTTTTGCATAAAGCGCTCATAAGACCGGCCATAGTTTTCTAAGTATTGTTTAAATTCATCTAAGTACATACAAACTCCTTAACTAAACAAAATTCCTCTTATATAATCGGTGACTCTCAATGTTTCTATCTACATCATTTTCATCCCAAATTTGTAACTCCCAAGGATAGTAGTGATTGCTCTTATTCTTGAAATAAACATGTATTCCTGTGTAATTATCTTTATCTCGTAAATACCAATTTTTTAAATCAAACGTATCTTTCCATCCATCAAGTTGTTCCATCACTTGTGAAATATCATCAGAAGATAGAATGATACGAGCGCCAAAGATATCATTAAGAATAGAATTCACAGGATAGCCATCTTGTCTTTGCGAAAAGCGTTCAATCTTATCCAAGATGCTTTCTGACGTTTTGACACGATAGACGTAAGGTATATCTTTAACGTCGGCTTTCATCAAATAATCATTGATGGATTCGTGTAAGTTCAAGCGATAGTCTAAAATAGCTTGAACAGGTACTTTTGAAACGGTATGTTTTAGGTTAATCTTTTCAACTTTTCCAGTCTCAAAATAATCTTGCGAATAAACCAGATGTATTCTATTTATTTCAGAAATTAGACGCTCTACTTTCTCTAACATTTTTTCTCCTTTACATCTCAATCGGCGTAAAACTACCGATAATTTCCCCGATAATTCTAAAGTCGCTATCAGCATCTATCTGTATATCATCATACTTAACATTTAAACTGTGTAGAAAGGCTCCCTCGTCGTTTATCAGCAACTGTTTGATATAAGCGTCACCGTAATATTCAAAGACCCCTATATCGCCGTCAGAGAGGTTTACAGACAGTTTAACGAACACATAATCCCCAGAGTGATACTCTGGCTCCATAGAATCGCCGTAGATTGGTATCACGAAGTCTGCGTCATAATCGACTGGTAACTCAATTGTTTCTACTTGAACGTCATTTAGATACTGACCTGTACCAGCGGAAGCAGGTTGGTCGTAGTAGTTGTAAGAGGATAACTTAGGAAATGGAATGATGTTATCAGTTACTGTATTCTTACTATCTTCTACTGTATTTTGTTGTTGTAATTGTGTTTCAGCAGTATCTAGTACGATAAGTTGACGTTCATGTTCGAGCTTAGAAGAAGTAGCATTTATTTTTTGTAGGGTTGATGGGATGAGTTCAACTTGAGGAGCGGAGGGGGTGTTTTTTTTACTTATAGGAGGGAAGAAATCATCAATCGTTTTTTCAAATAAATCAGACAAAGCAAATAAAACATCTTGATTTGCTTTTCTATCGCCTTTTTCATATCTACTTATTGTTTGCTTGGTTGTATCAATAAGATCTGCGAGCTGAGTTTGAGTTAATTTCTTCTCTAATCTGAATTGTTTTATTTTATTGCCTACCCACTGATTGAGTTCCATAGTGTTTTCCTCCTTTTGATTTGCTAATATTATATCACTAAATCACCGAAAAGGAAAACTTTTTTTACAAAAATACAATTTTAGTGTTGACGAGTCACCAAATCGGTGATATAATATAATCAAGCTTAAGGAATTAAGCAAAACGAAAGGAGGTACAACTGATGTTGTCAAGGCTAAACAAAAAGCCTAAACACAAAGAACTAGAAGTCGAAATCAAGATTCTTTGGTTTAAGCTTAGAATTAGATATCTGATTACATGGTAATCGGATAGGGGGTGAAATTCCCCCACCCCTAACGGGGTAAGTTTAGTTTAGCACATTGGCTGTATCTCCGCAAGAATGAAAGGAGAGTAGGTAGCATGCTTGAGATTACATTGTCAACAGATAGTTTAGATTCTGCTTTAGAAGCAATCGAAAAAATACAACAAGCCCACCTTAGTGGCGAGCTTGTATTAAAAGTATCTATTGCTGATTATTCTTGTCAACCTTAGATACAGTTTGGTAAAAAGAGTTATAAAAACTTTGAATATGGTTAACATCTAAATGTGAATGCAAGGCCTTCAGATTTGCTTTTACATTATAGTGTTCGACAGCTAGCTTTGTTAACTCTAATGCGATTTCTTTATCAGTCAATGACATAACTTATCCTCCTTTCCGCTAGGATAAGTTGATTATAACATTTTTAGGAGGCACAAAATGAATTGGAAAAAACTAATGCTAGGCGATTTAGAACGTACGTTTACTAGTCGTGATGGCAAGGAAAAAACAAGTATCAAGTTTGAAGGCGGAGTATTACCAGCGCTGTTAGTGTTAGGTGGTATCGCTTGGTTAGTAGCTTGGTTTATTACAAAATAAAAACTCCCAAGAGGGAGTGGGAAGGAGGAGGAAATGGAAGGAATAGAAAAAGTCCACGATAGACGTGGACGGCCGGATTCTTTGAAAGTTGAACAAGTTATTCACTTGTCGATTTTAAGAGGGGAAGGGACAGAATACGATAAGGTTCGAATGGTGGAACAATACTATGATATGGATGGTAATCTCATTTTTGAATTAGATCCGTGCTCAGAAGGGTATCAAGAATTTTTGGGCTTACGTTGAGATTGTTTGTTAGTATCCATATCTAAAATATCTTGAAGTAGTGTCTCATTATCGTGGCGTTCGATGTACCATTTTTGCATTAGGAGTTCTATAAATTTTAGCAATTTATGAGCTTCTAACGGTTCAATATCAACAATTAAGTTGATGTCTTTTTCAGGATGTGCTCCAATATTTCCGATTTTTCGCAGTGCATCTAGGACTTTCCGTGTACTCGGGTCTACTAAGTCATTTATAGCTTCGATTTCATCAGATAGACTACGTTTTGATACTTGCCAAAAATCTCTAATCATTCCTTGTAGACAACGTCTTGAAAGGGTTGCAGAGGCTTTTGGACTTAGGTTAAGAATAGCATGGGCCTCTTCATAGTCCTCTCTGATTGTCAGAGGGATGTAGTTGGGATAAGATTTTGCTAGCGAAATAGGGTTGAAGTTCATTATACGATTTCGGAACTGTCTGCCCTTGCCAATAATATCGATAGAGACATTTCGACAATTAGGACAATCCACAAGCTGGATAGTTATTTCGTCACGCTTGTGGAAATTTTCATCATCCGAAGGGACAAATTGAGGGCGGCCTTTTGAAAAATTCAGATTTTCTTCTCGGAAGGTATCGTAATGTTTTGGTACAGGACAACCGCAGAAAAGACAAAATAAATGTTCAGAATCCATGATTTTCTCCAATCATTTTATTTAAATTATACCACAGAAAGGGGGGCTAGAGAGATGCGCCCCAAAAAATATCCGTATAGCAAAAAAAATTATCCAGCGCCGAAGCTTCATAACGTCATTGAAACCGATAATCATTTCTTAATAGATGATAAAAGGATTCATTATGTTATTGAAGGTTCTGTAAAGACAAAAACCCTTGGCGATGGCTATGTTGAAGTAACACTTTCCATAATTGCCAAGAGTTTTACAAAATCACAAGGTTAGTTTGGCGATAGTTCTTTTGATAGAAGTTGGTGTAAGAGGGATACCTTCTTCTTTAAGGACATTCTTTAAACGGCTCGAAAAATTATTATCTTTAAGACTTTGAAGATATAAGTAACCAGTTGTTGTTACGCCATCGAAAAAATAGAAAGGAGGAGAAGATGCAGATTCTTTTATACAAACTGCGAAAAGAAAAAGGATTATCTCAAGACGCGTTGGCCTCTGTTATTCACGTCAGTGTAAACCAGTACGGAAAAAAAGAAAGAGGAGCAGCGCAGTTTACGCAGGATGAGATGTTTGCAATTGCAGATTTTTTTAAAAGGCCAATTGCTCAAATTTTTTTACCACGAAAGTCACCGAAACGGAAACAAATCCAACCCCATCCCCGCCGGACATAATCTCCGTTCGGTTGAAGACAGATAGAAAGGAGGAGAGAGATGGTCAATATTTTTGTTTCGGCATTCGTATCTTTTGTTGTATCACTATTTATGCTAAAGGTTAGCATTTACTGGTTTAAAAGATGGATTGATGATTTCTTTGAGAAAGAAGAAAAAGTCATCAAGTCACAATTCGAAGATTTTAAAAACCATATTAAAGAATCACTTCGGAGGTAAGCAGGTTTCACAGAAGTCTTGACCAAAAAATGTTAAGCGAACAATTCCAGGTTGGACATAGACTTCTTGGAAATTTGGATCATGGCTTTGCGTGTGGCTAGTAATATCATCTAAATAATTATTATCGTTTAAAAGAGAGTACTGATTGTTATCTATTTTGGTTTGGTTGTAGAGGATTTCAATAATTCCCATTCTCCTAAGATTTTCTAAGGAAGATGAATTGTAATCTAAGGTTTTTTGGTCTGGATTTAAAAGGAAAACGTTAGGGTGCGCCATTTTTAATCCTCGGCAGTTTTTATAAGTGAAATAATAGTTTGCGACAGGTATATCAGCATATTTGTAGTTAAAAATAATTGATAGGTTTTGAGCATCTAACGGACTGAGCTGTTTGATGATTTCTACGAAAGATGGAAGAACTAGGTTTTCTTTCGATGAATCGATATCAGAAGCAATCAATCGAGCAAACATGTTTCTAATTGTTTCTTGTTCAATATGGTATTTGGATGCCTCGAGAGCAGGACCAAGAATGTTCAAGCTAGGATCTTTCAGTCTATCAGTAGCTATTTGAATAATTTCTTCAGCAATTTTATGCTTGAAGTCGTCAATGTCACTAGCGTGTTTTATTCGGGCTTTTTCTGCCCAAGCGTGAAATTTTTCAAAACCTATCAAGGTCATTAAATCGTCAATAGCTCTTGCGGGATTATTAGCTTTTTGAACAGCGCCGGTTGCCAAGGTTGTTCCTAAACTTACAAGTATACTACTCACAGTTGTATTCATACCTATCTCCAACATTTTTTATTTAAATTATACCACAGAAAGGACACAATATGAGACCAAAACGATATCCGTATCAAAAAAGACCAGCTGATAAGCTAGTCATAAAATCTCAAAACGAGAAAGTAAAAATCGACTTAAACGAAGGAATCATTCACTTTCAAAAGTGATGATAGTAGTGTCGTCTTGCTTTGAAAATACAGGTTTTTTATTAGACCAGAACTCTGCAGTTTCAGAATTTACAAGAATGACTAAACCATTCTTATGAACGGTCAACGCTTGAACCATACTATTCTCGTCTTCACCAGCTACAAAAGTATATTCAACTTCTGAGTTAGCTTTGACACTGGTTTTGCCGATTGTTTGAGTACGGTATTTCAAGAATGTACCATATTTTGGTTTATCCATGTAGCATATCCCCTTTCTATAGTCTTTAGATTAACTCGTTGGTATGGGTCGCTAATCTAAAAACATTATATCAGAAAGGAACGGAAAACACAACATATTGTATTTTGTGAATTTACAAAATACAATATGTTGTATCTAATAGGAAAATGACATGTGGGAAAAAATTGAACAAATGATGGTTGAGAGGAATCTCAATATGAACAAATTAGCAAAACTGACAGGGATTAACAAAAGCCACTTTAGCGATTTAAAAAGTGGCAGAATCAAACATCTATCTTGGCCAAATATGGTCAAGTTATCTACAGGGTTAGGCGTCAGCTTAGACGAATTTAGATAACAGAAAGGAACAAAATGGAGGAAAATATCAAAGTCGGTGGAATGACTTATATAGTCAAAGTGCAAGAACATTTTAAAAGTCACGATGATGAGCGTAATCTTTGGGGGTATTGTGATTATGAACAACAAATCATTTATATTCGACAGTCATTATCAGACCAAAAGAAAAGGCAAGTGCTAATCCATGAATTAACACATGCTATTCTACATGAAGTTGGTTATAAAGAACAAGATGAAGAACTTGTTAGTCGTTTTTCAATCGGTCTGCACCAGGTTTTAAACGACAATCCAGAGCTACTTAGTGTTTAGTAGATTTGTGATTGTTGAGGGTTTGACTAGCCTTGGACTTAGCACTTGATGATTTGCTAGTGGCCAAAGTCTTGCCAGCCTTGCTTACTGGTTTGCAAGATTTCGCCATATTTTCCTCCTTTCCGTCATATTTTCAAGTAGATTATATCATGTTTTGGGGAGGAAAAGTCATCAGAAAGGGGATTTTATGACCGTAAAATTAATTGCCAATTGGCAAAAGAAAAATCATGAGCTTAGTCAGGTCATGATTGATAGTCTTGAGGGACTAGATATTTGGGAGACAATCCTAATACTTCAAAAAATAAGGAAAGGAATTTTATGAACGAAGTTTTTAATTTTCACGGACAGGAAGTCCGTACATTAACCATCGATAACGAACCTTGGTTTGTTGGAAAAGATGTTGCAGATATTTTGGGATATTCCAAAGCAAGAAATGCTATCGCACTTCATGTTGATGAAGATGACGCCCTAAAACAGGGCCTCACAGATAACCTTGGACGTATTCAAGAAACAATCATCATCAATGAATCTGGTCTGTACTCTCTCATTCTTTCAAGCAAACTACCTCAGGCAAAAGAATTTAAACGTTGGGTAACTAGTGAGGTACTTCCCCAAATCAGATTACAGGGAGCTTATGTTCCAGAAAATCTATCTGATGAAGCTTTTATTGCCCTGTTTACAGGACAGAAAAAGCTTAAGGCTAAAACGTTGGAATTGGCTCAGGATGTTGATTATCTAAAAAATGAGCAACCTATTCATCCAAGTTTTGCTCAATCGCTACTCAAGAAGAGAAAAGCTCGTGTTGTGGCTTTTCTTGGAGGAATTGACAGCCCAGCTTATGCTGACAAAATCTTTGCTCAATCTGTCTTTAGACAAGCTGAGGTTGATTTCAAAGACCACTTTAACATTAACCGCTATGACATGTTACCAAAGAAATTTGCTGAGGCAGCATTATCTTACTGGATGACATGGGAGCCAAGCACAAATACCAAAATGAAGATTTTGGAGTTGAATAATTATGCAATGTAAGCAAAAAAGCCTGACGGCAATCAGGCTCAAAACAAATAATTTTATAAGGTAATTTTATCATGGAACTATCTTTTAATCAATTACTTGATGAATTTGAAGCTGGTCTCATGGACAGGGCTTTGAAGGTCATGCATGTCGTTATGGATGAGAAACAGCGTTTCCCTATGGAACTGAACAAGTCTCAATGTTCAGAGATGTTACTTGGAACCAAGGACACTGGGACATTTGATGAACGTTTCAACTGTCATAAGGATTTTCCGAGGATTCCAAATGCTCGTGAGAAATATCCTCGTGATGAAGTCATTGAATGGTATCGCAAGAACTGGCAAAGAACTAGCAAAACATCTTAATTTTCAAGGAGAAAAACAATGGACGAAATCAACCTATCAACTGAGCAAGTTATCTACTTGATGGCCGTACTCATTCCGATCTTGGTTTATTTAATCAATAAGCTAACTGTGGTAAATATTGAAATGGATGATCCAGAGGAAGCAATTCCAGAAACAAATCTAAGATACTTACAGATTAACACATACTACGGGGGATAAACATGACCACTATATTATCAATTGGACTAGCAGCAATGAGCCTTTTAGCTTTCACGGCCATTTTTTACGGCTTTAAATTAAATAAAAAGATGCATTCGAAAGAATTCAAGTGTGAAGTTTTCCGTGAAATTGCTAAGGAAAATCATAAAAGACATGTGATGTTGAAGGAGGTCAAACATGGCAGAAACTAAACCAGTCAGATTTCATGATGGCCTAGTCACACTATCTGCTGAAGATTATTTGGCAGTACATGAGGAAAACTTTAGATTGAGGCAGCGTAATCTTGAATTACAGACAGCGTTGGAATCAATCAAAGGTTTGTCGGAAAGGGTATTAACATGAAAACAGTACCATTTTTTAAAAAAGAGGTTGAGAAATTTCAATATTTCCAACTTCCTCAGTGGCTTTTTAAAGAACCGTACTCTGGATTATCTAATGCTGCTAAGCTGAGTTATGCTTTTATTTTCGATCGTCTTGGCTTTTCGGTAAAGAATGAGTGGCATGATAAAGATGGAAAAGTGTTTATCTACTTTACAAATGCTGAATTTGCTGAAATCCTGAATTGTTCTGAAAAGTCAGTGATCAAAGCGAAAAAAGAGTTATCTGATATTGGACTTTTAAGAGAAGTTAGGCAAGGTTTATCAAAACCAAATAGGATTTATTTACTTGGTCCGTCACCTTTTAAAATGTCTGATAGTTCAGTTCAAGAACTGGAAAATTTACAGTCCAGAACTGTAGATTTTACAGCTACAGAACTGGAAAAAGTTCAGACAATCAAGACTAATAATACCAAGACTAATATATCTAATAATAATATAGTCAAGCAAGATGTGGCTTCCCAAAAAGTTCAGTTCAGGATTCCTTATCAGGATATCATAGATTATTTGAATAAAGCAACTGGAAAGAAATTTAGTCCACAAAGTAAAGCGAATAAGAAGCTTATAAAAGCACGCTGGTCTGAGGGTTATCGATTGGATGATTTTAAAAAAGTAGTCGATAATATGGCAGCTAATTGGGCAGGTACAGAATGGGAGAAGTATCTTCAACCATCCACGCTATTTAGGGATAGTAACTTTGATAAATACTTAAATCAAGTTCCATTTATCCAAAAATCAAATGTTCCAGAGTGGTCTAATGCAGAAATTAAGACTGAACAGACTGAGGAAGGTCAGCAAAAAATGGCAGAGTTATTTGCTGAGTTAGAGCAAATGGAAGGCGTTGGGAATGGTAGTAGTTAAAGAATGCGTTCTAATGAACGCTAAAAAATCAAAAGATCCGTTCATTAGGTTAATTTCTATCGGGTATACGGGTTTTGAGTTCAGATACGGGAATAAACAGCAAGCAATGAAATTCTTATCTCAAAATATTGCCATCATAATTTGCCAGGACATGCATAGGTATGGAGATTTTAGAATTGTGGAGGTGGATGGATGACTTTTGAAGCTAAGTGGATTTTACACGGGTTTTATCCGATACATGTTGGTTTTTACGATACTAAGGAATTGGCTGCTGAGGCACTCATAGGACATGCAGAAGTCTATTCGGCTATTACAAATAAAAGATTTGTTGCAAGCAAAAAAACACGTAGCAATCAAATCCGTCTTGATTACGGTGCTAAAGATTGCTACTACCTGATTGAGGAAATGGAACGTGAACAGGACGATTTGAAGAAAGAAGGACCGTTGTTATGAATAAACAAGAAGCGCTTAAAAAGCTAGAGAGCTATAAAGTGACGACAGCGTTTGCCGACTGGGTTGGTCATTCACTTGGTCTAGCACAATGTGAGATGTTCATCTACTTGCTCTTTGGAAACGAGGAGGAAAAAGATGATTAAAATCACAGCCTATACTGCTAACCGCAGAATTGAAAAATTTATCAAATCGTCTGAAGAAGCCCTTAAACTAAGAACCAAATTTCAATCTCAAATGAACAATGGTCATACAGTATCATTTGATTCAGCGCTACTGAATCCAAGTCACATAGAAGCTATTACTTTTGAGGGAATCGAAGATGAGGAGGCTGAACATGGCTAAAGGAGAAATTATACTTAATAAGGAGAACAATATGGCAGATATAAAAAAAACGCTAAAACTCTATATCGATACAGCACTAGCTGATCGTATAAATTTTCTCGAAGATGAATTATATAACCGGGCCTATAAAGACATTGAGAAATTAGAAACAGAAAATGCCCATCTAAAAAAGCTTTGCATCGAACAGCAGGAAGTAATCATGGATTATGAGTGGCTCAGACTAAAACGCTCTGCTTTTATCAGCCAAAAAAATCACAGAAAATGGAGGGCAAGATGAAATTAAGACTGGAAGAACTAAGAAATAAACTTGGGCTCAGTCGCCGAGATGTGCATGAAGCGACAGGAATAACACTAAATACAATCGGATACTACGAAAAAGGCGGGATTCCCTCAATCGGCAACATTGAAAAGATTGCAAGTGCATATAATGTTAATCCAGCTTGGTTGACTGGGTGGATTAATGATACAAATCAATCACAGCCACTTAAAATAGTCGTCGAAAAGATCGTTTACGTTGAAAAGGAAGGTTGTAGGTTGCCGCCATATTGGAACAATGATAACAATGGCAGAATCATCAAGTGGAAAGAATCAAAAAGAGCATTGCAAAGGAGGAAGGTATGAGAATAATGATAAACGGAGAATTTCAAGCGTTCCTGACATTCATGCTTCACCTTATCGTGATTGACTGGATTTGGAAACTCCTTGAAATCAATATTGCTGGCAAAGAAAATGGTAATCTACCAGATTCAATCTTGCTTGTGCTACTTTGCTTATATATTACTTGGATTTTGAGATAGGGCAGGAATTAGAATATTGAATGAAGCGACCATTAGACAATTAAAAAAACTCAGGCTGTTTTCAAGTATTATTAAGTCCAAGCGTGATGAAATATCAGAGTTACGTTCGGGGATTTTAAGAAGCCAACAATACAAAGACGAACCTAAAGGAAGTAAAATTGGCAATAGCTCAGAGCAATTAAATATTAGAATTATTGATAAAACAGATGAGATTCAGAATGAAATTAGCTTGCTCTATCAAGAAAGAGATACTATTGTGTCTGAAATTGAAAATTTGGATGATCCACAAGAAGCGTTAGTTTTGAGACTCTTTTATCTAAACGGATACTCTTGGGCAGACATATCTAGAGAACTAGGAGGAAGTCCCAAAACATGGCAAAATATACGTAAATCTGGTGTAAATAATCTAGCTAAAGTTTTATCCAAAAATTCCCAAATTTCTCTTTCAAAATGATAATCTGATATTGTGAAGGTAGAAAGAAGATGTATAGTTCACTCAAGAGGTTTTTACGTAAAACAACAAATATTTCCATAACAGAACTTTCTACTTTACGACTATGGGCTTGCTCATAGTCTTTTCTATTAGGAGGAAGACAATGGGAACTGTAGAACCTATAAGAAATCGTAAAGATGTTGAGATGTTAATTCAATACGTATTTGAAGAAAGTCCACATCGCGAGGAGGTACGAAATCGAAATGGTACAATTTTATTGATTGGATTCAATACTGGATTTCGTGTTGGAGATATTGTAAAGCTACAAAAGAAACATATCCGTGGATGGCATATTGAATTCTATGACCAGAAGACTGGTAAACATACTAGACGTAAGATGACAAGAAAACTTAAAACTCACTTACTTAGTTATACGGAAGGGATGAGACCAGAAGATTTTCTCTTTCCTAGTCGTGAGTGCCGTGGTAAAGGAAGCAGCAAGAAACGGCACAAACACATCCATCGTGATACTGTTTATAAATTTTTAAAGGCAGATGCTGACGCTCTTGGGTTAGAAAATATTGCCACACACTCCATGAGAAAAACATTTGGCATGATGATCTACGAACAGCAAAAAGATGTTGCAATAGTAATGGATTTACTGAATCATGCCTCACAATCATACACAGTTAGATATATTGGGAAGAACCAAGACTCTCAAGACAAAGCAATTGCTAAGTTTGAGGGTTTTTAATTTTTTAATGAGTTTAATTCTTTATTTTTTTTTGATGAGGAACTGGAATAGGGAGGTCAGACATAACACTTGATTTTACTGGCTTTAAGGACACTTTGTGAGTTCGACATAATATATAAAATAAAGAATTAAAAGAGGATAAATATACTGTATATATCGAATAAAACGAGAGGAGGTTGATTTGATTTGATTGATGTTTCGAGTAGAGAAAGTCGTAGGCAGTTCTACACATCTACGGCTTGGAGGAAGCTTCGGAGAAAAGTTTTAATCAGAGATCACTTTGAATGTCAGTGGTGTGCTGCTGAAGGTAAAGTAACAATGAGCGATCAAAGCATTCTTGAAGTAGACCATATAAAAGAGTTGGAACACTATCCTGAATTTGCACTTGATATAGATAACCTAAGAACGCTTTGCAAGGAACACCATAATCAGAGACACGAAAGGTTTGAATTTCGCAAAAAGGGTAAAAGTAAGAAAAAAGACTATCGAGATGACGAGTGGTGGGGATAAGTTTACAACGTTGACAATCGTCAATGTATTTGTGAATTTTTCACAAAAGCCCCCCGGTCTAAAAAATCGGTCAAAAAACGAACGTTGGGAACCGGTGGGAGGGGTCAACTCGCAAGAAATATGATGTAAATTTTGATGGGACGGGGGGTAACATGGAGAAAACTATCAAAGAAATTGAAAAACAGCTACTTTCAAAAGTTGGTAGATTTAGTAAAAATAAAAAAGATGCAGTTGAGCTTGAAAAAGTAAAACGCTATATGAATCTTGTAAGACAATATTATAGCTTGCAGGTCGAGATTGATTCTCTGGGGTTATTGGTTGAGACTAGAAATGCTGCTCAAACATTTATAAAAGATAACCCAGCAGTAAAATTACAGCTACAAATTTCAGCTCAACTTCTCGCAATTGAAAAGTCTTTTAGTTTTACTGTTGAAAATTCACCAATTAAACAAGATGAAGATACTGAGGACCTCATATGATTAGTCATAAGTTCATAGATGACTACTTTGGAAGATATGAGAGGGGAGAAATTCTTTTCAACAAAGAGCGTCAGTTGCTTTATGACTATTTAAAAAATGATTTTTTACTAAGAAATGATATCTACATAGATTCGCAGATGGTAGAAGATTATGTGACTTTCTCTGAAAAGTATTTTTTCCCTCTTGACGAGTGGGAGAAGTTTATCACACCATTTATTTTCTGTTATTACAAAAAGACTAATGATCTTGTATTTGAGAAATTCTTTATTACAATGGGTCGTGGAGGCGGAAAGAATGGGTTTATCACGACTCTTTCATTATTTCTGATTAGTCGGCTACATGGCATCAGGCTATATGATGTGACAATTGTTGCCAATTCAGAGTACCAGGCACAGCGTAGTTTTTTGGAGGCCCATTATAAAATTGATGAGAAACCTGTTCTTCAAAAGTATTTTTTGAATGGTAAGGCGAAAATTCAAGATAAAAATCTTAAGGGGACTTTTCGTTTTGCAACTTCTAATGCTAAAACAAAGGATGGCGGCCGTGAAGGTGCTGTTATCTATGATGAAATACATGAAATGGTTGATGATGCCATTGTAGATGTTTTCTCTGGTGGTCTTGGTAAGGTTGATAACCCTAGGGAGTTTTTTATTTCAACTAATGGTTTTGTGAGAGATGGTTATTACGATAAGATTTTTGCAAAGTCGATTTCTTTTTTAAAAGGGGAAGGCCAAGAAAATATTTTTCCGTTTATTTGTAAAATAGATGAATCGGATGAGGTTGATAATTTTGATAAATGGGAAAAAGCCAACCCAGTTTTTGCTAAACCAATGAATCGAAGATCAACTAGGTTATTTAACAAACGTGTCAATGATTACTATGAAATGATTGAGACACCTAGCAAGAGAAAGAATTTCATGAATAAGCACATGAACTTCCCTGAGTTGGATTTAGAAAAAGATGTGACTAGTCGTGAAAAGTTACTGGCTACTCAAAGAGAGCCGTCAGAATCTTTAGCGGGACGGTCATGTGTTGCAGGTTTTGACTTTGCGGGTATACGAGATTTTGCCTCAGTTGGTTTACTTTTTAAGATTGGTGATGATTATGTTTGGAAACAGCATAGTTTTGCTAGGCGTGAAATTATCCAGAAGTTCAATATCAAGGCACCTCTTAAGGAGTGGGAAAATGAAGGCATTGTCACTATTGTTGATGAGCCAAGTATATCGGCTAGTTTGGTGGTTAATAAGCTAATCGAGTGGAGAAACGAGGGATATCAGATAGAGGTTGTTTGTGCTGATAGCCATAAAATGGACTATTTAAAACTCTTATTGGAAGAGGCTGGTTTTGAGTTTGAATTTTTAAGAAACCCTGGCGCTATTCAAGCCAAGATGTCGCCAATCGTTGAAGATAACTTTGAGAATGAGCGGTTTATTTTTGGCAATGATAGAATGATGCTCTGGTATACGGATAATACTTTTGTTAAGCGTGACAAGGCTGGGAATGTTCGCTATGAGAAGAAAGAACAAGTTCGCAGGAAAACAGACGGTTTCCACGCTCTGCTTGCTGCGCTTTATAAGAGGGACAGGATTGAGGAAGGAAGTGCGACTGCTTTCTTAGATGCGCTTGATGGGTGGGATTTTTAAAGTGATTCCCGTTATTTCTATTTTTTCTTTTTTTATTTGGTATTATGTTAATGTGAATAATTGGGCGGCTATGGCTGTCCTTTTTGTTTGCTAGAGAGTGAGGTAGCTATGGGTTTGCTTGAATGGTTGCCCTTTTATCGAAACAAGAGTCCTGCATCAAGTCTTGAGTTTGATATTGATGATTTGTTCATTGACTTCCAAAAAGCCTATTTGAAGACTTTAGCTATTGATAAAAGCGCTGAGTTTGTGGCGCGAATCTTTTCAAAGGCTGAGTTTTTATTTCTAAAAAATGGTGAGGTATCTGATAATTCATGGTCTTACTTACTTAATGTGAAACCTAACAAAGATGATGTTGCTGCACGATTTTGGCAAAAGGTTATTTATCGTTTGATTGTCCATAACGAAGTCTTATTGGTCCTATCTGATGATAATCAGTTGCTTATTGCTGATTCATATACTCGTCGAGAGTATGCTCTATATGATGATGTCTTTGAATCTGTAGTTGTTAAGGATTATCAATTCAAACGATCTTTTAAGCGTGAGGATGTTATCTTTATTGAGTACAACAATCAGAGATTAACTGGATATCTAAACCAGCTTTCTGAAGACTATCAAACATTATATGACCGATTAGTCGAAGCTATTGCAAGAAATAATCAAATACGTGGAACTCTAAAAATTAAGGGTGCTTCACAGTTTGCTAATGATTATATGGAAAAATTAAAATCATATAGTGAACGATTATTTAATGCTTTTAAGCATAAATCAATTGCCATAGTGCCAATGATTGACCAGGTTGAATATAGTGAATTTACTAATAAGCTTAGTGGATCAAGCGTGTCAGTCGAAGACTTAAAGAAACTGAAATATCAATTTGAGGATGATGTTGCTGATCTAATCGGGATCCCTTCTGTAATGTTGCATGGAGAGATTGCTGGAATTGAAGAGGCTCGGAAATCTTTTACTATCGACTGCTTAAAACCTCTCACTAAAAAAGTGTCCGATGAACTTACTGTCGGATTGATTGATGAACGCGAATATAAGAATGGTTTAAGATTGGAAATCATTAAGGTTGTAGATCGTGACATTCTTGATTTATCATCAAACATAGACAAGATAGTTTCAAGTGGGGCATTTTTTGTCAACGAAGTTCGTAGGGAGGTTGGCTACACTCCTATTAAGGATGGTAATGTCATCATACGAACGAAAAACTATGAAGTAGCTAGCAATCAAAATGAGAAAGGAGAAATAAATGTATCAAATACAGATTAAAGGCGCCATCATTCCAGATGATGACCTTTGGTTTTATGAGTGGCTTGATCGAACGGCCACTGCTCCAAGAAATATCATCTTACCAGATGATGGTCAGCCTATTGAAGTGATTATCAACTCTGGCGGTGGTGATGTCTATGCTGGAAGCGAAATCTATACCATGCTTAGAAGTTATCCTGGGGAAGTCACTGTAAAGGTTGTTGGTATTGCCGCTAGTGCAGCTTCAGTTATTGCTATGGCTGGTGATGTTGTTGAAATTAGTCCGACTGCACAGTTGATGATCCATAATGTATCTACTGGTATTTATGGCGACCATAATAGATTACGAAATGAAGCTGAGGTCTTAGAGGGATTTAATCAATCCATTGCAAACAGCTACATTGCAAAAACAGGGCTATCTTTGGAAACATTACTGGAGTTGATGAATCAGACTACTTGGTTTACGGCTGATAAGGCTGTAGAACACGGTTTTGCAGACAAAGTGATGTTTGAAGAATCAGCACCTCAGTTAGTAGCTGGTCTTGATAATCTCATACCAAGCGATGTTATCGCAAAATTTGCCAATATAGTTAATCAGAAACAGGAGATTGACTATGACAAAGTAGTAGAAGCTGTTATTTTAAAAATGGGTACTCAAGCAAGTAGCCCTGTTAAAAAAATTGACAATGGAGCACCAAAAGGATTTGGCGCTTTTTTGTTTTAAAAAAAGGAGAAGAAAATGACTTTAAAACTATCTGAAAAATTCAATGACATTCGTCAGCGATTTATTGACTCTGTTACAAACGGAGAAGACATCACTGTCCAAAACGAAAACTATGCCGCTATGATTGATTCGCTTTTTGAAGAGGCGAAAAAAGAGGCCCGCCAAGAAGTTAGAGAGCTTATCGCCCAGACCCCTGCTGAGGCAGAACTGACTGTAGCGGAGCGCAAGTTCTTTAATGAATTTGACAAAACAAAGTCCGAAGGTATTGAAGAGCTAATTCCTCAGGAAACGGTTGATCGTATCTTTGATGATATGGTAAAAGAACATCCATTGCTGGAAGAAATTGGTTTGCGAAACAATGGTCTTCGATTGAAATTCTTGTCATCTGAAACAAAAGGCGTTGCCGTATGGGGTAATATGTTTGATGGCATTAAGTCTCAACTACAAGCTAAGTTTGGCAAGCAAGAAGCAATCCAGCATAAATTAACTGCTTTTGTGGCAATTCCAAAAGATGCTGTTGAATACGGTCCAGCTTGGTTGAAGTCATTCGTTGCTTTACAGATTAACGAGGCTTTCTCTGTTGCGCTTGAAGCAGGATTCTTGAGTGGAAATGGTTCAAATTGTCCGATCGGGCTCAATCGCAAATTGACTGGCACAACTGAAGATGGGGTTACTACTTACCCTAAAAAAGAAGCTCAAGCAACGAAGATCACATTTGCAAGCGCTGAGAAAGTAGTGGATGAAGTAACAGAAATCTTTAAATATCATTCTGTTAAAGCGGACGGAAAAACATCAGTTAAAACAGATGGTAATGTAGTTATCGTTGCGAATCCTGCTGAAATCTGGGACATTCGCAGTCAGTACACATCGTTAAATGCTATGGGGAGTTTTGTTACAGCACTGCCATACGGGCTAATCATTATCCCTTCATTTGCACAAACTAAGGGCGAGGTGACTTCTTTTGTTAAGGGGCGATATGATGCCGTAGTTGGCGGGGGCATTAAGATTGCTTATTACAAAGAAACTTTGGCACTTGATGACATGGATCTCTATACTTCTAAACATTTTGCTTATGGTAAGTCTCACGATGAGCGTACCTCAGCAGTATGGCAGCTAAATATGGATAAAGTGCTTCCTGGTGGGTAGGATATGAATAGCGAAGAGAATAAGCTATTGACTGCATTCAAAGAGCGGATGAGGATATTTCATGACGAGGATAAGAACTTAATCCAAATTCTTGAAAAATCTACGGCCGCCCTTAGTGAGCGGTTTGGATTTCCAGTTGAGACTGTAGAAACTGGAAAAGAGCTGATTTTAGAACGTTCTAGGTTTGTCTACAATGATAAACTAGAAGAATTTGCTACTGCATTTGCTGACGAACTAAATAGTTTTGCAATTGCCCATACATTAGATGAGGTGACATATGAAAGTAAAAGTTAATAATCCTTTTAGAGATTTGAAAGAAAGCGTTGTTCGACGTAAAGGCGAAGAATTCGAAGTAGACGATGAGCGTTTCAATGAGCTTGAAACAAGGCTTCCGGGATTCGTTGAACCTGTTTTAGAAAACAGTGAAAAGAAGAAATCTAAAAAAACCAAGGTAGAAGAAGATGGCACGGCGTGAGACGACTAATGGCGATCTAAGAACGCCTGTCGTTTTCTATTCTGCCACAGTCAAAGAAGGACTGGATGGTCGAGATACTTACTACAAGGAAGTTTTTAAAAGTTTTGCTAGTGTCTATCATCCAAGCATGAAGGATTTGGAGATTTCTGGTAGTAAAGGAACCAAAGCTAGTTTTACCATCAAAATTCGTGATCCACTTTCCAGCTATATTCCAGATAATAGCCACTATGTTGAAATACAGGATTTGAGGTTGCGTGGTAAAAAATGGTCTATTGTAGACATCCGGCCATCTTTTGATAATAGGCAATTTTTGACAATCTCACTTGGAGGTGATGCCAGTGGCTAGTGGTGTTAAAATAACTGGAATTGATGAACTATTAGCAAAAATGGAACGTGAGCTTGGCGAAGATAAGGTTACTCGTGTCGTTAATAAAGCATTACGAGAAACAGGTAAAGAATTGTTGCCTGACTTCAAAGAAGAGCTTTCTAGTTTTCGTGATACTGGCGAAACTGTTGAAAGTGCTATCATCTCAGGCGTCAGTCGTGCTAGTGGTGTACCAACTATTAAACTCGGATTTGGCGAAGGTACGAGATGGAGGCTTGCTCATTTAAACGAACTTGGTTATGCAAAGAATCCATATCCAAATGGTTTTGGGGTAATCCGTCGTTTTGCTGAGAATTTGGAGGGGAAATATCCAACAATGATAGCAAATAGAGTTAAGGGAGGATTTAGAATTGGTAAATGATATGTTAGGCGATATCTATCAGGCTTTTTTAAAGCAACCAGAGCTAGCTAACATCTGTATTAAATCTTTTGAACGACCAGAAACCTTAGAAGCTGATAAAAGTTCTATTGTTATTAAACCAGTCAGCTCTCCAATGAGGGTAATGAACGGCTCTGATACGAGCCTTGCTAAACGCTTCACGTATCAAATCAATGTGGAGTGTGCTGAACGGATTGAATGTAAAGAAATTTGGTCTGTTATTGAACCTATTTTAGAGAGTTTTCACTTCTATCAAGTAGCTGGTGACTTGGAGGACTACATCAGCCATATCAAGAGATATGTAGACGTGAGGACTTACCGTGGGGTCAGTCCTCTTTATAAAAAATATTAAAGGAGATTTAGGATGACATTAGTCGGATTTGAAAGTGCAGTTATTCGAATTCTGGATGGGAAAGGGCCAGCAACAGAGGGAGAAAACCTATTTACCATCAAGGGTGACGACAGTAAGGGGGCAACTAAGACTGCCCAAGTTTCAGGATTGGCAGTTGATCCTGTCACATCTTGGGGTAGTAATAGACCATACCACATTTCACGAAAAGGTGTGGGAGAACCCAAAGTTGAGTTTTCCGCTATCGATATCCCTCTTGCTTGCCAACATAAAATACTAGGTCGGAAAGAGAAGTCAGGACTTATTGTTGGTGGGTCAGAGACAGAAGCACCAGAATGTTCTTTAGCACTTTACGCCCATGACCCTCGTGGGGTTAAAGTTGCAATTGGATTTTTTGTAGGTGTTTTCTCATTAGATAGTCTTGAAATTGCTTCATCAGAAGGAAAAGCAGCTGAATTAGCAGAAGATAAATTGACTTTTGTTCCTCGTGCTAGTGATGATGAGACTTTTGATGGTGATGTTTATACCATTGCAGATACTAAGGAACGTATTACGACCATGGTAACTGCTCTTAAACATATTTCAGCTGGGTAAGTGAACGGATAGGGCAGCCTATCCGTTTGTTTTTTAGAAAGGAAACTATATGTCGATTCTTGAAATTAAAGTTAGAAACGAACAAGGGCAAAAGGTGGCCTATGAAAATAGCTATCTTCCTGTTTTGAAATATCGTGAGTATCTTGAAATGGCTGCGCGTCATGAAGATAGCGACCTTGGAATTACTGAGGCAGAAAAATTAGATGAGCAGTTGACGTTTATTGCTAGTCTTTTTGATGGGCTGACGGTAGATGCCATGTACTCTGGTATTGAAATGGCAGAGCTAAATGATATCATCAGCAAAGTCTTTATCAAACTTATTGGTGGTGACAACGACCCAAAGGGGAAAGATTAAGTTCCAGAGAGAGTCTAAAAAAGTTTGATTCTTTTATCAAGGCTTTAGTGAAATCTGATTATGGTATGAGTATTAGGGATATAATGAATACTGACTATGAGCACCTAGTTGCTATCCTATATGCAGAAGAAGATTCCCCTGAATCAGAAACAGAGAAAGTTGTGAGTCTAACGGATTTTATAGGGACACTCTGATAAAGTAGAGACCAGCTTCTTGATAATAAATTAGCTTGTCATCGCAATCATAACACATCAAAATACTTGATTTCGTGAGGTATTGGAGTATAATAGAGATAGAAAGAAGGTGTGTCATTATGCATTATGATGAAGAGTTAAATAGCTTACAACATACTTTTAATGTTTTCATTATTCTTTGTTTGCTTTGGATTCCTTATCTTGCATTTCTGGTGTACTGGATGTCTACTGACATTACCTTTTTTTCTCAACTATTCTTAATAATTTTCATTATCCCAGCTTTTTTTCAACCTGTATTTTGGTATTTGATGCTTGGTTGTTTTCTTTGGGTTATTATTGGAATGTACCGAAAGAAGTGGGAGCAAATGCTTGATCCTAAGTACTAGAGACGGTAGTCATATGATTCCTTTATCTGGCAATGTTTAATAGTTTTGTTTTAACACCTAGTTGTAGGTGTTTTTTTGTACTCTAAAATAGAGAAGGGAGAAAAATATGGCTACACCATTAGGTGCTATGCGAGTTGAGTTAGAACTGGATAGTTCAAAATTCGCAAGTAGTCTAACAGCTAGCAAAAAAGCCGTTAATTACTTTAAAGCTGAAGCTAGAGCACTAGATGGCGCTATGAAAAATAATGGGAACACCATGACGCTTCTAAGCGCAAAACAGAAAACCTTGACTCAGGCCTTGGAAAAACAAGGCAGCGTTTTGACGAAATTAAAAACCAATTTTGATACCCTGGAGGTTGGTTCAAAAAAATGGGAGAATGCAGCAACAGAAATCGAGAGGGAGAACGCTAAGTTAGAGCAACTTCGAAATGAACTAGGCAGAGTTCAAGATGCACTGATAAAAGTTCATGCTGAAAATTCAAGATGGGGGAAGGTCGGATCTGCACTAACAGGATTTGGAGAGGGAACTAAAAAGGTTGGTACCGTTTTAACCAATATGGGAAATGCAATGAGGCCTGTCTCAACGATACTAAGTGCAGGCTTTTCACTTGCGACGAAGAAAGCTCTTGATTTCGGCGGGCAAATGCAAACAGTGAAGGCCCTTCTAGGGGATACCATCACTGACTCAAAGAAGCTTGATGAAACAACTCTTCAGCTTGGCAATAGCTCTAAGAAGTGGTCTAAACAATTTGGAATTACTACTACTGAAATTAATACTGGTATGCAGGAAATTATCAAAGCTGGACTTGATGCTAACCAAACGATGGGAGCCATGCCACCGATCCTAACAGCAAGTAAGGCGACTGGTGAGGATTTCAACACGGTAATGAGCGCCTCGACATCAATTATGAGCCAGTTTGGATTAATCACAACCGATACTACTCAGATGTTAAAAAACACCAATAGGGTTACGGATAGCCTGTCCTTTGTTGCAAATAAGACAAAAGCAGGTTTTTCTGACATGGGTCTTGCAATGGAATATGTGGGGCCTGTCGCAAATTCTGTTGGTATGGATTTAGAAGAAACAGCGGCCGCCATAGGTATCTTGTCAAATGCAGGTATTGATGGGCAAAAAGCAGGGACAGCACTTCGCGGGGCCTTATCAAAATTATTAGACCCATCTAAAGAAAATGCTGCCGCATTCGAAAAGCTAGGTTTTTCTGCGGAAGAATTCCGAAGTGGGGCCATCAAGCTACCCGATGTTATTGACCGTATTAAGAAGAATACAGAAGACATGACAGATGCTCAAAAAGCATCGTTGATTGCACAAGCTTTTGGTATTGAGGCTCAGTCAGGGATTAATGCATTAGTTAATGAGGGTGCAGACTCGCTTAGAAAGCTAGCGACGGAAACAAAGAATGCTGAAGGATACACAGATAAACTCTATAAAAAGATGTCTGGTTCCGGCAAATCAGCAGTGGATAGATTTAAATCATCTTTGGAAGTCTTGCAAGTTACAATAGGCGAAAAATTGCTACCGATACTGGCCCCAATCATTGAAAAAGTCACAAAATGGGTCGAAAACTTTGCAGAAGCTGACGAATCAACCCAAAAATTTTGGATGACCATCGCAGGAGGATTAGCTGTAGCGTACCCTCTTTTAAATTTCACTGGCAATGTCGTTTCGGCTATTGGTAGTGTCTCAAGCGCCTTTGGTACGCTTGCTACGAAAATTAGTACGATTTTAGCAAAGAGAGCTATAACTAGCACGTTATCATCTGTAGCAACCTCTGCAACGGCAACAGGCACTGCAATGGCTGGTGCTACTGGAAAAGCAGGGTTGCTAACTAGTGCTATTGGGTTACTTGGGAATCCTCTTACTTGGGGGGTACTACTTGGTGGATCTGCTGTAGTCGCAGCCTCATTGTGGGCGGATGAAGCAAATAAAGCAGCTCAACGAACAGCTGAATGGGGGACCGCAGTTAGCAATACTGAAGCAAACGAACTTTCGAGATTTAAATCTAAGGTCGATGAGACAAATCATGCGATAGAACTTTTTGGGACAAAGGGAGTTCAGGATGTTGAAAACATCAAGAAAGCTTTTTCTGAATTAACTGGAGAAATCGCTAAATTGGTCGATGAAAACCTGACTAAAGATTTAGAATTGGCCGAAAAGCTGGGATTAACTGAAGAAGAAATCCAACGTATCAAAGATAACGCCAATCAGACGAAAAAAGCAACGGATAGCATGGCTTCAGATATCGTTGACATCTATAAGCGTGCGAATGAGCAAAAGCGGAAGTTGTCAGATGAAGAAAAGCAGATTGTACTATCTGCACAAAATGCCTTGATTAATGAACAGTTGGACTTGATGAAATTTTCAAGCAAAGAGAAAGAAGCCATTACCAAAGCCATGAACGGACGGTTGGAAGAGCTGAACTCTACTCAGCTAGCTAAAGCATTGTCAAATACAATGACAATGATAGAAGAGGAGAATAAAGCTTACAAGAGCCGTAAGAAGGATATTGAGCGGCTATATGAAGAAGAAAAAATCACCAAGGAAACCTATCATCGTGAAATTGAGCAACTTGAAGCTGAACATTCGGCTAAAATGGGTGTCTACAGCGAAAAGTACATGGATATGCAAAAGCGTTTGCTGGAAGTTAATGGTTCTCTTGCTAAAAGCACACCAGAAGCTCAGAAGTTAATTCTCAACCAAGTTAAACAAACTATGGAAAGTCTAGGCCTATCCTATAAAGAATTTGAAGCTAAGATGGAAGGAACAGCCCAAAAAGCATCAGAGACTTCATCTTTAGTTGGAGAATATTGGCAAGGGATGAGCGAAGACGCTAGAGCAGCTGTTAATTATTGGAATGGCATTGTTCTAGACCCAGTCACTGGCGAAGTAAAAACAAACGCTAGGGAAGAGATCCAAAAAGCCTTACACGCCGAGGGAGGTTGGGAGGCCATTCGACTGTCTCTTAAAGAAGGCAAGATGACCACAACTGCTAAAATAGCTATTGGTGATGCGCTTGTCGCCTCTGGACAATGGGAGCAACTTCGTCCAGAGGAAAAAGCTTTAGTTGTAGATGGTCAGCCAGCTATAAAAGCGATTGTTGAGAGCAAGGATAATCTTGCTATTTGGAATGCAATGCCAGAGAGTGTAAAAAAACTGCTTGGCGAAAATGATAAATTCATGAGTAGCGCTGAAACTGCGACAGAAACATTGAATAGATGGAATTTCCTTCAACCTTATCAGAAAGACTTGATTGTTAATGATTTGGCTACAGGGAAGACTGAGCAAGCACAGTTGGCGATAAATAATCTAATTGGGAAAACAGTTGGGTTGGATGCAGATGATTTACCAGTTTTGCAAAAGGTTATATCAACAAACACTGCCATCAATGGCTTAAAACAGACCAGTATACCAACCATGAATGCTATAGATGGAACTTCTGCCGAGGTGGCAAAAGCTAATGCTAGTGTTAATAGTCCGAAGCAAAATGCTCCAATCCAAATGTTTGGACTAGATAGCACGGGTCTTGCGGTAGCACAAACCAGTGCAAGTGTCAATAGTCCAAAGCAATTTCAACCAATAAACATGTTTGCTCAAAACAATACTGCAGGACCTGTTGCTCAAGCTACACAGGATGTTAATAGTCCACGGCAATTCAGCCCTGCGGTTATCAATGCAACTAACTATGCCAGTGCAGAAGCAAGACAAGCGACTTGGGATTTGAATAGCATTCCGAGAAGCATCACTTCTACAATTACAACCTTTGTTCAAAAAATCTTTAGCAATGAAAAAGGGACAGACTTCCACCCAGGCGGATTAGCTATGGTTAACGACCAAAAAGGGTCAATGTACAAGGAGTTAGTTACCTTGCCTACTGGCGAAAGCTTTATCCCAGAGGGACGTGATGTTATTTTACCACTTCCTAGAGGTTCAAAAGTTTTACCAGCAAATAAAACAAAACGTTTGATGGCTAAGATGGGGATTCCGAGATATGCTGAAGGGGTCGGCTATTCTAAGGATTCCCAAATCTTTAAAACGATGGACAGAATTGAAAAACAGTACTCGACTGATGTGACAATCAATACTGATAATAGTGCAATTATCCAGTTTTTAAAAGAAATTTTACAGATTTTAAAACAAGGTAAACTATATGATCAACCAATTACAGTTAATGTCGCCTCTGAAAGTGGTACAGACTATAATCGTCTTGCTGAAAAAGTTGGTAATCTGCTAGCTTTAGAAATTCAGAGGAAATCACAATTGAGAGGAGGCTAAAGTGACGCAATACAATGAACTCATTATTGACGGTGTGAAAACATCGTCTTTTCCTTTTCAATTAATTGTCAAAGAACCTCCGTTTTATGAGTTGTCAGAAAGCAAATCACAAATTCTGGAACATGATGGGATAAATGGGGCTATTATTCAATCCAATAAGCACAGACCTATTGTTAAGAAAGAGTACACTTTGCAATTGATTAACCCATCTGAAGAAGAGATTAATCAGTTTTTAGCATTATTCACTAGAGAAGGCTTTTGGTTGGAAAGTGAACGGTTAAAGACAACTCGTAGGTGGTGCTATAAGGTAGAAAATATCTTAGTTACTGAAGAGGCACCTGGCTTATATATCTGTAAAGTTACCTTCATCTGCCACCCTACCAAGTTTTTCAAAGGCACCGACATCCAGACGTTGACTGGGAATGGGGTTTTGAGGGTGCAAGGGTCAGCTCTTGCTTTTCCTAAGATTACAGTGGTTGGTCAGAGCGCTTCTGAGACATCGTTTACGGTGGGGAATCAAGTGATTAAGCTTGAAAAGCTCTCAGAATCGCTTGTGATGACCAATGATCCTGACAATCCTAGCTTTAAGACGGCTAGTGGCAAGCTCATTAAGTGGGCTGGTGATTTTATCACAGTTGATACTGCTAAGGGGCAGAATGTTGGTGTTGTTTTAGGTACTGGCATTCAGTCTTTAAAATTTGAAACAGTTTGGGGGTGGGCATAGTTGCTCTTTTTACTCGATGCAAATGTACGAACGGTCAAATGGAATGGGATTCCACTTCATGAGTCCAGATCTGCCATTGTCAAAGAAGAAGTCAATGGCGACTTCATCCTCACTGTCAGATACCCTATCACGGATTCAGGAGTTTATCAGCTCATCAAGGAAGATATGCTGATAAAGGCGCCTGTGCCTGTGCTGGGTGCTCAGCTGTTCCGTATCAAGAAGCCTATTGAGAATGATGATAGCCTGGATATCACTGCCTATCATGTCTCTGATGACATCATGAAGCGGTCTATCACTCCTGTGTCTGTGGTTGGTCAAGGCTGTGCTATGGCACTGTCTCAAATGGTTCAGAATGCTAAGACTGGGCTAGGTGATTTTTCCTTTACCAGCGACATTATGGACAGCAGAACCTTCAACACGACTGAAACGGAAACGCTCTACTCTGTCTTGATGGACGGTAAGCACAGTATCGTTGGAACGTGGGAGGGTGAGCTTGTCCGTGACAACTTTGCTCTATCTATCAAGCGTAGCCGTGGGGCTGATCGTGGAGTTGTCATCACGACACATAAGAACCTCAAGTCCTATCAGCGAACCAAGAACTCTCAAGGTGTTGTCACTAGGATTTATGCACGTTCTACATTTAAGCCAGACGGTGCTGAAGATGAAGTGACGCTCAGAGTGACTGTTGACAGTCCACTTATTAACTCTTATCCCTACATCAATGAGAAAGAGTATGAGAACAATAACGCTGAAACCGTTGAAGACCTGAGAAAATGGGCTGAGGCTAAGTTTACTAATGAGGGCATTGATAAGGTTTCTGATGCCATTGAGATTGAAGCCTATGAGCTTGATGGTCAGGTTGTCCATCTGGGCGACACGGTCAACCTCAAGAGCAGAAAGCACAGTGCTGACCTCTATAAGAAGGCCATTGCCTACGAGTTCAACGCTCTGACAGAAGAGTATATCTCCATTACCTTTGACGATAAGCCAGGGGTTGGTGGCTCTGGGGTGTCTAGTGGCTTGTCTAATGCTGCTGATGCCATTCTTGGGGCAAGTGCCACAGCTCAGGACGTTGCTATTCAGAGGGCTGTGAAAAATGCTAACGCTGCGTTTGATGCAGAGTTTGATAAAGCCAAAACACAGCTTAATGATGATATCGAAAGAACCAAAGCCAAAGTAGAAGTTGTCAAATCAGAACTGACCAGTCGCTTGGATAATCAGCTATTACCAGTCGCCAGTGAAGCTAAAGGTCTGGCTTTGAAAGCGCAGGCTGCTTTAGTTCAATCACAGGCAGAACTTCAAGGACTTACCAAAGAACTGACCAATCATAGGCAAACAGCCTTAGCTCAAATCGCTCAAGTTAAAGCACAAGCTCTTAGCCAAGGCCAACAACAGGCTGCCTTAACCACACAGATTGAAAATGCTGTTTCAGGCCTAGCCACTTTTAAGCAGACTGTTCATCAAGAGCTAGCTACTTTTAACCGGCTAACAGAGACTGTCAAGGGTAGGATTGATCAGGTTGAAAGCCAGAGTGAACAAACTGCTGCGGGCTTTAAAACCTCACTGAAAGCTCTTGAGACATACACTGCTTTAGAACCAACCAGAGCCAGTCGTTATTTTGAAGCCAGCAAAACAGAAACGGCAAGGCAGCTCACAGCCCTAAGGACAGAAGTTAGTGGATCTTATGTGGCTAAGTCGACCTATGAGGAAAATGCAAGGGGAGTCGCAAGACGCTTTGAAAGTCTCTCATCTGGTGGTCAGAATTACGCATTAGGGACGGAAAAAGATGTCTATGTGACGGTCTCGTCCGATGGTCTTTTTGACCTTTATGACTTTGGTGCCACTTTGGCCGTGAAAGGTGTTCAGGTTGGCGATACAGTGACCCTTGCCTTTAATTATTTCACCACTAATAAAACAGCCTTTGGCTCTTATGAGATTGAACTACACGGTCACAGCGGTAAGATTCAAAGGCTTGGCGAGGTAGAGCGAACGGTCTTAGGCCGTGGCACCTATCAGGTCAGCTTTGTCGCAAACCCTACTAACTATTTAGGTACATCTCTTAAGATACGCTTTACAGCTAGTCAGCTAAGCTTTCGTGTGACTAAGCTGCGACTGACAAAAGGCTCTATCGCAGCCGATTGGAGTCCAGCTCCAGATGACATGAAGGCCTACTCGGACCAAAAGCTGATACAATTTCGTTCGCAGTTTGAACAGACTTCTAGCGAGATAAAAGCCAATGTGGAAAGTCTAAGTAACCAGACGCTCAAAAAAGCCGATGTGAGCATCACCTCTGATGGTATTGTCCTCAAGGCTGGTAAGAGTACTAGTGATATGGCAAGAGCTATTGGCTCCTCCTTTGCGGTAACCCCTGATGCTATAAGGATCTTTAGTAATCTGATAAAGGTCAGCGGGAACATGTTGGTTGATGGCTCTGTCACAAGCCGTAAGTTAGTGACTGGTGCTGTAGAGACTGGTCATATTAAGGCGGGGGCTATTACAGGATACCTCTTATCCGCAGAAGCTGTGAGCGCTAAGCACGTTAAGGTTGATCAAGCCCTCTTTACTAAGCTCTTTGCCAATGAAGCTTATGTGAGACAGCTCTTTGCCAAAACAGCCTTTATCACACAGGTTCAAGCTGTGGACATCTCAGCGAATCGGGTTAAAGGCGGTCTTTTAGCAGCCATTAATGGGGCTACAAAATTCAATCTCCAGACAGGAGCTTTGGATTTCTACACGGACAGCCCGGCGCTTCGTAGGGTCTTATCAGGCTATCCAACGCAATTTATCCGGTTTACAACAGGTACTTCCAATGGTAAGAAGACGGGTGTCACCATTATCGGTTCTAATCGTAATGGAACGGAATCCTCTAATGATGGTGGCTTTGTAGGTGTTCGCTGTTGGAATGGTAATAGTACAGACCAGATTGATATTGTTGGTGATGTCGTACGTTTAGCTTCATCTGCCTTTGACAACTCTGACGGTTGGTCTGTAAAGACTTTACCGGGGAAACTAGAGATCGATGCTCATCGCTCTAGTGATCGCCCTAGTTCAAAATTGAACATTGGCGACGTTAACTTGTTCCGAACTGCCACGAACTATACTAGCTTGAAGGACATTCTTCAACAATTCAATATTAATTTCAAACATTTAGCCAATATCACCGGTCGAGGTGATGTTATTTCGACTTGGGAAACTATCAAATAGGAGAATACCATGGAATTACACTTACAAAATAAAGATTTAAAAGCACTTATCAATGTCCTTGAGACTATCACGGTAAGGAACATGCCAGCCAACCGAGGTAGAGCCAAGTTGCTTATGCATGCGACTAAAAAGTTCAACGAGTATGGTCAAGATGAGCTTGATATTATTAAGGAGTTCGCAGAGACAGACGCAGATGGGGAACTCCTTGTCAATGCATCAGGACAATTTGCTCTCAAAACCGATGCGGACATGACACTTGTTAACACTTTAGTAACAGAGTTATCCACAGAAAAAGTTGTGCTTAGTGCTGGGGAGTATAAGAAGCGCTATGAGGATTTCTTGACATATTTATCAAGCTGCGAAGATAACTTTGACGCAGAAGCTGTGATGGTGATTGATACCATCCTAGACCAATTTGAAGGAGCCAGTAAATGACATTAGTAGTTAAAAAAACGACACGCTTAGTTGGGGAATTAACCGTTGATGGCACTGTTGTAAAGACCATCACTGTTGAGTTAGATGACAAAGCTATGCCTACCGTAACGGAATGGACCAATGACGAAGCGCTCTATGCGGCTCACCGCAAAGAGATGCGCAAACAGAAAAAAGAATTTGATGATAAGCGTTTTGCCCTTGAGGATGCCATCCTAGCAGAGCTAGAAGCAGTCGAGGATTGAGGTAAGCTATGACGGTTGAACAAGCTGAAAGAATAGCTCAATCTCAATTTGTGTGGGCTATTCTCTTTATCTTGCTTTTTATGATTGTAGTTGGGTATCTGGTGCGAACGTCTGATAAGCGTGAGAAAAAGCTAATGGATTTCCACGATCACTCAAAAGCAGAATCTAATAAACGTGAAGAGTGGCTCAAAGGACACTTAGATAAAAATACAGAACAGTTACAGGACATTTCTCAGACCATTGGTGTGGTCCAAAAGGAGATGTCTTATATGAGCGACCGCATTGGTCGTCTAGAAAAACAGGAGACATAAAACATGATTAATTGGACAGTAAGACTTAAAAACAAAGCTTTTTGGACTGCGATTATCCCAGCGGTCTTATTAGTGACGCAAGCGGTAGCGAATGTGTTTGGTTACACGCTTGATTTAGGGGATTTAGGCAATAAGTTACTTGTGGTTGTCAATAGTGTCTTTGCAGTGCTCGTTATTACAGGTATTGTCACAGATCCAACGACTAACGGTGTATCAGATAGTGAACAAGCATTGAATTACACTGAACCTAAATAAGTCTAGCAATATGAAGAACATAGGAAAGGTATTTCTTGTGATGGTACTGGTAGTTTTGTCAGTACCTTTTCTTTTTCTTTTATTTTTTTTAGACCCATTTTTTGAACTATTTTACAAGGAGGAAGACAAATGACAATCAATACTGAGCAAGCTATTGCATGGATGTCAGCACAAGCTGGAAAAGTGACCTATTCAATGGACTACAGAAACGGACCAGGTTCTTATGATTGCTCTAGCTCTGTTTACTATGCCTTGATGTCAGCTGGAGCAATTACAGCAGGCTGGGCAGTAAATACTGAGTATCAGCATGATTGGCTCATCAAGAATGGTTATAAGCTCATTGCAGAAAACAAAGACTGGGACGCTAAGCGTGGTGATGTCTTTATTTGGGGTCGCCGTGGACAGTCTAGCGGTGCTGGTGGTCATACTGGTATCTTTGTAGACCCTGACAACATTATCCATTGTAACTATGCCCGCAATGGAATAACTATTGACAACTACAATCAGACAGCGGCAGCTAGTGGCTGGATGTATTGCTATGTTTACCGTTTATCTAATCAGTCATCAACCTCAACGGCTGGAAAAAGCCTTGATACCTTGGTTAAAGAAACCCTGGCAGGTGTTTACGGTAACGGAGATACCCGCAAGGCAGCTCTTGGCAATCAATATGAGGCTGTCATGGCAGTCATCAATGGCAAAACTACGGCACCTAAAAAGTCGGTTGACCAGCTTGCTCAGGAAGTAATTCAGGGCAAACATGGTAACGGTGAAGAACGTAAGCAGTCACTGGGTGCTGACTATCCAGCGGTTCAAAAACGTGTCACCGAATTGCTCAAAAAACAGCCCTCTGAGCCGTCTAATGCTCAAGAGGTAAAACAGTCCACGGAAACCAAAACAAGCCAAACTGAGCCAACTGGACAAGCCACAGCCACCAAAGAAGAAGGAGAACTCTCTTTCAATGGGGCGGTTCTCAAAAAAGCGGTGCTGGACAAGATTCTGGCCAACTGTAAGAAGCATAACATCTTGCCTAGCTATGCCATCACTTGCCTACACTTTGAGGGCTTGTGGGGTACATCAGCGGTCGGGAAGGCTGATAACAACTGGGGAGGTATGACCTGGACTGGTAACGGAAACCGTCCAAGCGGTGTGACAGTCACACAGGGTTCAGCACGTCCTAGCAATGAGGGCGGTCATTATATGCACTATGCTAGTGTGGATGACTTCCTGACAGATTGGTTCCACTTGCTAAGGGCTGGCGGTTCTTACAAAGTATCAGGAGCTAAGACCTTTTCAGAAGCTGTCAAAGGGATGTTCAAGGTTGGAGGTGCTGTCTATGATTATGCTGCTAGTGGTTATGATAGTTATATTGTAGGTATGGCAAGCCGTCTAAAAGCGATTGAGCAGGAAAATGGACCACTTTCTAAATATGACCAACAGGCCGACATCAGTGTCGGGCAGTCTGACAAGATTGATGTGGTTATTGATAGCCTAGAGATCACTATTAATGGTGTTACCTACACCGCAACTAAAAAACCATTTTAGGAGGTAAAGCTCCGTGATAAGACAAACGCCATCGCTTTTGCGGTGGCTTTTTTCTGTTATAGCGGACTTTTATTGAAAAGTCGCTTATAAAAGACCATTTTTAATAATAAGCTGAAAATATTTGTTAAAAACAATTGCTTTGTGTTGACAAATGTTTAAAACAAGTGTATAATGTAATTAAAGATAAGGAAAGGAGAAAAGCCAATGACAGAGCGAGAGCTTAAGAAAATTGCTAAGAAGCAAGGTTTTAGTAAAACTAACTTTGGCAAAGGGTCACACGAAGTTTGGAAACATCCAGACGGACGGACAGTGACGATACCTAAGCCAAAGGAAAAAGATTACAGACCAGGCACATTGAGCAACATTCTCAAAGTCTTGTATGGGGAGTGAGGATACTCCTCCCCATACCCCTAAAGGGGATACTCTGATCATTGGCTTAATCTAATATTATGAAGTACACTTATTTAGCATTGTTTGAAGCTGATAAAGAAAACGGTGGCTATAACATTTCTTTCCCTGATTTCCCTGGAGCATTTAGCGAAGCTGATAGTTTGAACGAGGCTATTTTTAACGCCCGTGAAGTTCTTGAAATCTATACTATTATGTTTGAAGACGATGGCAAAAAATTTCCGAAAGCATCCTCATTCAAGGCTCTTGCAAGCAATCTAGCAAGTGATGAAGATGTGATTCAGGCTATTTCAGTTGATACTGAGCTTGTTCGTGAGCGTGAACGGTCTAAGATTGTCAATAAGACTGTCACACTACCAAGCTGGCTTGTGGAAGTCGGAAAAGAAAACAAGGTTAATTTTAGTCAACTATTACAAAAGGCAATCCGTGAAGAATTGCAAGTATAAAAAATAGCGGTCAAATTGGCCGCTATTTTGTTTTTATAGGAAAAATTTCTTATCCAAAAGTCTGGCGATAGGTTACGAGCTAAAAAACAATAAAGAGACTGCCCTTATGGGGGCAAATTAGGGGCAAAAACTTTGTAAAAATATGTTTGATACTGGTGAGGTTAGTTTTTTATCTTTTTATTTATCCTTGATTTTGTCGCATTTCGTAGCTCTTTGTCTCTTTTAGTTGTTATAACGAATGTTGTTGCAAAAAGCAATCCGTGAGGAATTGCAAGTATAAGAAAAAGCGGTCAGATGGCCGCTCTTTTCTGTATAAAAAATTATGAAAATAGATAGTAATACTTTTCAAAAATTGAACTATGAAAAACTGTCCGCCCCAAATTCGCCCCAAATTATTTTCAAAGTTAGCCTGAATTAACCTAACGGGAAATCAAAAAAGCCTGTAAAATCAGGCTTTTCATTCGGTTAATTCCTGTTAATTCAGGTACTGAAAGGCGGTAGACGGATTTGAACCAAGTCAAGCGCTCATGATTGGAGATAGTCTGATGGCAGACATTCTCGGTGGTAACAATGCCGGCATCGACACAGTTTGGTACAACACGAAAAAAAGTAGCAATACAAGCTTTGCAAAACCAACTTATACAATCAGCAATTATCAGGAATTAATGCATATACTTCAAAGCTCTTAGATTTTCTAAGGGTTCTTTTTTAGATAAGGTAAAACTAGATAGATTTATTGAAAAATTGAGATTTTACCGCTTTCGTTATGAGAACGCTTTCTAATGTGCTATACTAAACTATATAGACACATGCAGGGGCTCTTAGCAGGATTTGTTGAGAAGCTCCATTCCATATAGAAGGAGGGACCTA